CTCACGTTGTCGCGCAGTTTTATGCGCTCTGCGTCAGGACTGTTCGGACCAGCAATCGATTGGACATCGCTTTGCTCAACGAAGAACGTCAAGTGGAAAGCTAATGTGTGTCTCTGCTGATTTGTCGAACTTTTCCGACGACATTGATCCAGAGTTAGCGAGCTTCGGACTGCGTTCTTTAGGTCTAGAGAAGTTAGATAGTTACTTATTTAACCTACCCGTACGTTTACCGAACGGGCGTTATGTAATACCTAACAAGCTTCTAATGGGCCTAAAAGGGTGCTTTGAGTTGTCGTCAGTTTGTCACCATTACGTGACCCAACTGGCTGGCATAAAAGATTATGTCATGTGTGGAGACGACCTCCTGTTTACAGGGGAGTTATCAACATACGAAGCAGCTCTTGAGCGCTCCGGATGGAGTATCAACCGCAGCAAAACAGTAGTTTCAAATACTGTCGCAGTTTTTTGCGGGGAAATGTACTGGTTTGGCTATCGTGTTTCACCACGTGTGCCAAAAGTCTCGAGCTGTTTCCGTAATGGGAAACTGCGCGATACGTCAGTACTTTTCTCAGTTGTGAGATGTTCAATTGGGCATCTGAATGTTATTTTATCCAGACGCGGTGTAGCGTCAGTAATGGCGCCAGTTTTACGCTTGCTACGTAGCAAGTGGAAATCTGTAATATGTCTAAACCTTCCTGAAAAACTCAGAGGGTTGGGCATGAAACCAAGTCGACCAGGAACCTCATTATTGGGGTTACTAAAGAAAAGATCAGTTTTACGCTGTTCTCTTCTGTCTATTGGAATCAGGCAAGACATAGTGTCAGGCAATCGTTGGTTCGGCATACCAATCGAATTAACGACCGGTGAAACTCTTCAAGAGTTTTCTTTTACTCCCGCACTCCTTAAAAAGGGTTGCGTAAAGCTTGACGTCCCAATTAGCCGTTCTGCGGTTAAGAAAGATGTTAGTTCACTCGACGTTTATCACGTTTTACCGTGGTTCTACGAAAATGAGAGACTAGATCCTAACCAGTTCAAGTCTACTTTTAATAGTAGGGCTCAGGTCGAACGCTTCAGACTGA